TGTATCCCCCCCTAACCTAACACCTATAGAGTTTTGCCCAAAACCACGAACAACTAAATTGTATATTCCCGCAGATTGTTGCGCTCCACGAAAATAAACGCCATTTAAACCATTTTTACTTTGGACATGGATTTTATTGATTCCCGCCCCAAAATTACTGTAATAAGATCTTGAGTTAGACTTATTCCATTTCAAGACCCAATCTCCATCAAAATTTTCAGTAGCATAAAAACCACAACTACTGCCAATATGATGTTTAGCTTTAAATTCACCATTTAGTTCAACGTGGCTACCTATGTTAAAAGTTCTGTTTAAAGGGTAAGAATCAGTAAGAACAATTGTTCCACTTCTTTGCCTACTACCAGATTTGTTTAACTTTTTTTGGATATTTTCAAAATAACCAGTCCAGTCTCCATCGACAATTTCTGTTTCTACCTCTTGCCTAGAGGGAATAATAATTTTTTTCATTTATAAAATTATTTAGAGTAAACTCCCCTTTCTAGCCTTCTAAATCTTGCATCTGAATGCCAAACCTCGTCAGTCTGGGGGGTATAGAAACCATCAATTGTTTCTATTTTTTGATTTGCCTTTAGCCTTAGTGTAGAAGGCTGAAAGATGTTCAAGTTCTTCACGTTCGGACTTGAGTTCGTCGCGCAAGAGGTCAGCGCGGTCACTAGAATTGCTGTCGCCAGCATCGCGTAATTCTTCAATTTCATTGATTATTTGTGTTTGACGTTTTCTTGATTTCTCCCTTATCTCATAATAGAAAGAATTATTTTTGAGTTGGAGAAAAAGCTCTAAAGACTTTAAAACTGATGAAATTAAACTCACCTTCTTTTCTTTTTGGGGTATATAGTTGTAGAAGATACAACCTCACCATTTTCGAGTGTCACTTCCTCAACCCTCCCTTGAGTGTGGTTAGCGCATTGTATAGCCCACTCTAGACTGCCGTCCAGTTCAGGGGAATAGGTTTGCTGATATTTGTCCTTACGGTCGAATACTCGATACTTCGTTTCCTTCATTATTTTGTTTGTATGTAACTAAAAATATGTTGCGAACGCAGCGATATTAAGCCTGTCCACAGTGTAGTCAAGAATTATTTGGCACTAAAGCTAAAGAAATTCTCCCAAGCTGCAATTTTTCATCACTTGCCCAGCCATTTAATACTATCGCGCCCTCTTTAACGAAAACATCTTTTACTTCAAAACAGTATTTTTCTCCGTCTAATTCCAGAGAATGAACACCCTCATGGTATAATACTGAACCAGTAAACTTCTTACCCTTGATCTTCTCAAACCCACTGTTAGCCCCAATGATCTCAATTTGACCAGTCATTTTTATTCCAAGTCGCTATTAATTGTCCGTTGACTTTCTTTGTCTTACACATCTTATCGTATTTCTGGAACCATTTCAACAAACTTTTTGACTTATATTTTCTACGAAGTGGGCTTGTAATTAGTTCCTTACCTGAGTCTTTAAAGACCTCAAGCAGAACAAGATGCCAACCCTCTGCTATTTTGTTATGATAAAAATCATTAAAATTACCAAACCCAAACTCTAATTCAACCCTGTCTGTTGATTCCGTGAAGATACCGCCAACTAAAAACTTTTTGTTTATATGGGCTTGATATATCTTTGCGTTTTTGCACCACTCGTTAAGATATTGTTTTATTTTTTCCCTTCTTAATCTTCTAGAAGGGATCTGGCAAAAATCCATAGGTTTTGACCTTTCGCAAAACTCAATGAAATGATTTTTAAAAAGCAAATCAGGCTCAGTAGATTGTTTAATTTCCATTGTTTTAGACTATAATAGCTAGAATTGTGTATATTTAAATATGGGACAAGGAGAAGATAAGATAGCTAGAAGTTTGCTGGACTTGCAACCCACAGCGATAGTTGAGTTTTATCGTATATTTCCAGATGTAGTAAATAAACCCAACCTTTCAATAGATATACATGGAGGCTCTATATTTAAAAACCCAATTACTTGGCAAGGAGTAAAGTATTTACCTGTCCCAATAGAAGCCGAAGGTTTTGAGATAACTGCAAACGGTAAACTACCAAGGCCCAAGATAAAGGTGGCTAACAAAGATTTCTTGGTAACTAGTCTGCTCCAGAATAACTCTGATTTTAAAAATGCGGAGATAATAAGAAAGCGGACCTTTATAAAATATCTTGATGACATAAATTTTGATGCTGGCAACCCTTTCGGAGAAGCAGATTCTTCAGCGGAGATATCTGAGGAAAAATATGTTATCGGCCAAAAAACTCAAGAAAATAGAGTATTTGTCGAATTCGAACTAACATCGCCACTAGATTTAGAAAACTTTGAGGTTAATCACCGCAGAATATTAGGAAAGTATTGTTACTGGACTTACAGAGGGCATGGATGCAGATACGAAGGGCCACCAATAAATCAAGAGGATGGAGAAGGTTTTAAAGTAGCCGGGACAGGAGATCCTGTAGTGCCGCTTGAAACATCTGACCAAACAGAATTCAATACAAATGACCCAGTTTTTCAGTGGAACCCATCTAGAGGTTATAATATTTCTGACATATCTTATATAGAGAATTCAAAAGTCTTGATCCACCCCATTGGTGGAGGGCCTCCCGGCACCCCCCTTCCCATGAAAACTTGGTATGTTTGTGTTTCTGGGAACACTGGACAAAGACCAGAGGATAACCCAACATATTGGGCTAAAGATGGATGTAATAAAAAATTATCTTCTTGTAAACTAAGATTCAACGATGAGGGAACAATAAAATACGAGACTTTTGGGACAGAACATCAAGAAAGTTTTGTAAAGATTAGCGGTTACCATAATTTTAGAGAGGATGCAACTCGAAATCATGGATTCTTTTTAAGCTCCCATGAAACCGTGACAGGGTTTTACCGAAATTCAGATGGAACAAACAAAGATTGGACAATAGCTCTTTATGTGGACCTAATTAATGCTGGCAAAACATGGTCAGCATATCTAGATACTAGAAGCGGATGGCTTGGAGATCTCGGTCATCCTACTGCTGCTGCGCCGGATACCCCCGGTCCTGAGACCATTGATGCTGCTGAAGATTTAGGAAAGTTAGTTTGGCCTAATGACAAAAGAAGAAATCTTTATGCTAGAGTGCCAATCAAGCTATCAAACAATACTTTTAGATCAGCTATTATGTATTTTGGGCCAAATGTATTTTCTAGGCGGCGTTTAATGGCCCTTTCCTATGATAGCACTCTAAAGGAATTGAAAACTTACAGCTATCAAATAAGTGGTGATATTGTTACTCCTAACGAGACTCTTCAAATTGAATCACAATTTGGTGAGGGTGCAGATGTGCATATAATCAGTAACTGTTTTTCTTTAGGGGCTAATTTGAACGCTTTTGATCACGGTGCTGCGATAGCCACTAGAACAGCTCATTACTCTCCCGAAGCTGATTACATTGGATGCGCCATTTGGCAAAAAAAACTTGATGATAGCCAAATAGGAAACCTTTTGCAAAACGTAAATGAAAAAGCAGAGGATGAAAACGGGAACTTGGTAGAAGGAGATACATTTTCAACTTTTAAAAATTATTCAGACACATCGACTGATCTCAGAGATAATTTAGTAGCTTGGTGGGGAACAGGAAGATTTAATAGTGCTGGGGAATCAGCCTCAAATCCTTTATTCACATCGGAGAACGATGATGGCACCCGCTCGCTGACTGGTTATCATGATGTATTTACAGGTGGAAAAAGTTACATGAGACCAGTGACCGTTGAACACGAAAGGACGGTTCAATACTATCATTTACCCTTTGGAGGTTTCCCCGGAACAGACGGATTTACTTTTCAGGCATGAATTATTCATCTAAAAGAATAACAGATATTTTAAATAAAGTTAAAATATTATCTCATAAAAACCCAGCCCAAGAGATTTGCGGCTTTATAGGTAAGACAGACGGTAAATACATTATCAAAAAAGCAAATAATATCTCACAAGATGTTAAAAACTTTTTCTGTATAGACCCTGTTGAGTATTTATTGTTTAAAAATGATTTTAATTTACTTATGTGTTTTCATAGTCACATAATGGGAGACGAGAATTTTTCTGAGTTTGATATAAAAATGTCAGAGAATTCATGCATTCCTTTCATGGTGTATTCCTTAAATACTCAAAAATTTAATATTTATTCGCCCAAAACATCAGAATCAGATGTAAGTATTATTAACAGGTTTAAGGATAAGCTATGACTGAAATTAGATTACATGGTATGTTGGCTAGGGAGTTCGGTTCAGTTTTCCACTACAACCTAGATAGAGCGAGAGATGTCGTAAGGGCTATTGATGCCAACAAAAAGAATTTCACAAATAGAATTGCTAGTTTGGCGAGACAAGGTTTTGAGTATGGAATTGTTGTGGATAATAAAAATATTTCTAATTTAAACGAACTGGAGATAAATAAAAAGCCCGAAAAAATAGACATTGTCCCAATGATTGTCGGAGCTGGACCGATATTATTACCAGCACTTCTTGCTGGGGGAACCACATTCTTAGGGGCGACAGTAGCTGGAGTTTTAACGTCTCAAGCTATCACTATGGCTTTATTAGCAGCTGTCACTACTGGTTTGCAGATGGCTTTAGCCCCTCAACCAGAAGACCCAGAACCCATATCAGCAACTACAAGAGCATTGCAAGAATCATTCACCTTTTCGAATAAAGTTAATGTCGCTTCACAAGGAAGCCCGGTCCCAGTTGGTTTTGGTAGATTAAAAGTCGGCTCTAAAGTCGTTCAAGTTTGCCTTAAATCGTTTCCTCAAAATCAAACAAGCATTGATGCTATGGCAGCTAATCCGTTTAACCTTTTGGATGGAGATTCTAATTATGGCGTAATCACCAACAGGACATGAAGCACTTACAAAACAAAAGAAAATTTTCTGCACAGGGCGCTGGTAAGAAAAAGCCTAAGCCAAAACCACCAGTGCTTAAACCTCCCAAGCTGGGAATCCACCAGCTTGCCTCCTCGTTCAGTTACGCTGAAATTATTGATTTGATCAGTGATGGACCGATTAAGGGTTTGGTAAACAGAAATGGCTCCGCGTTAAATGGTGTCTCAAATTTGCAAGGTATTTACTTAGAGGGAACTCCCGTAGCAGAGACTAATGATGGATTTGTCGAAGGAATAGCTGGAGGATTAGAAAACACTTTTATTGAAACAAATACTGACATATCTGACATACTTAATGATCTTGGACGAGATATTTTGCAAGGAAGGTCAGCGCATACAACAAATACTGCCCCTAATACTTACGGACCATTTGGCACCTATATTCAATGGGTGAGCCAAACCAATGCATGGAGAAACTCTGGAGGAGTAGTAGGAGGCGGTGGCCCCGGAAGCTTTGGTATGAGCATCGCAGGTTCTCAACTTATCTCCTGTAGGTTCAGGGATTACGATGGAGTCCTTTCAGCATCAAAAGATCTTGAATATTATGAATTTTTAGGGCCAAGAAACTTTAGTATTAATTATAATAATAACACAAGTCAAATTCCAGAGCGTTTTTTAAACGTATCCTCAAGAGATGGGACTTTTGCTAAACACAATACTAAGAATATTTTTTATGTAGGTTATCACAACAATGACGGAGCAGAACACGGCGTGGCTAACGTAGCTGTCGGACTAATTGAAGCTTTTGGCGGCTTTGATGATCTACAATTCACAGAAACAGATGATAATAGCCTGACTAAAACACAAGAATACATAAATAGTAGGTTCAAAAATTTTGGCATAGAGTCACCTCCTGATAGGAATATCAAAGAAATTTTAAGGGGCCATTTATCGGAATATTTAGAAACATTTCAATACCGTCCATGTGAAGAAGACTTTAGCGCAATAAGTAAGAAAGATATCGCTCTTGTTATTATCAAAGGACAAGATATAGGGGAGGGATTTACGGTAAGTAATTCAGACGTTTTTATGACTACTTCCTCGGATTCGGCTACCAATGTCGCACTCGATACTGA